GCCAGCGCCGCTGTTATACGACGAGGAACCGATACCACCGTCCAGCACAACGTCAGACGCCATGCCAGCGCCGTAATACTTGAGCGAGGCAAAGCCCGCGCCAGCCATGCCCGAGCCGGACTCGGTGATGCGCTGGATGGCCTGCAACGACTGCAAGTAATAACGGTAGTAGTTGTTGTCAGCAACGATCAGGTCAGGCTTGTCGGTGCCACGAACGAGCTGGACAGCGAGAGCGTCCATGTAGCCCTGAATCGTGGTGGACGACACAACGCCCGAGCCGCTGACCGACGCATCAAACACCTTGGACTGCCAGAACGACCACACAGCGCGGTTGATGCCGCCGTAGGTGCCGGTAGTCGGGTCATCGGGAACAGCCGCAGCAAGACCCGTGAGGTTCTTACCCGCGTTGCCGGTGCCGTTGCCGTACAGGTCGCCCGAGATGCGGTTAGCAAGCTGGGCTTCCGCAACTTCCATGCGACCGTCAAGAAGGTCAATGATGGCCTCCTTGCCCGAGTTCTGGATCATCTCCAGACCCGAAATGGTCACGGCAGAAGCGTACTGCGTGATGCTGAACTGCGCCGACGAAATCGGGCTGTTCTGGCCGACGTTCAACACCTCGTATCCCGAGTAGGAATTCGTGTTGTTGGTGGTCGGATCGTTGTACATGATTTCTTGCAAAATCACGTTACCGCCCGAGAACGTCTTGACGTTCCCGCGCTCCTTGAGGCGACGAAGCAACGCGTTGTTGTTCGTCACGTTGTCAGCGAGTTCACCGCTACGGCTCTGAATAGTCGTGGCAATGATGTCGCTGATGCTTGAGTTGGCAAATGCCATTTGATTACTCCTTCATCAGTTAGTTATAAGCGCGACTCTGTTTCGGAAAATGCTTCCTCTAGAATCGCACGACGGTTTGCCGCTTTTGGAGCCGTGTTAACGCCGGGTGTGGCGCTTCTGACACTCACCGCTGCTGCTCGGGCGGCTTTCGCTGCCCTGTTTTGTTCCTTCGCTTGTTTTGCGGCGGCTTCGGCCTGTTGGGCCTTGGTCACCTGCTCAAACAAGTTAGGATCAAGCCTGATGGCCTTCTCATAGGCTTCGTCCAACGTCTGCGCCATCCCGCTCTGTAGGAGTTGGATCATCGCCGGTCGGACATCCTCAAAATGATCGGCCTTCAAACTAAATTGGTTGATTTCGTTTAGCAGGGTCTGATTTTCCATCATCTCCTGCTGTTGCTTCCAGCCCATGACCTCGCCACGGACTTTGTTCAGTTCGTTTTGCAGCGCATACACGGTCGGGTCAACCGTTTGCTGCGGCATCTGGCCTTGCTGGCCCTGCATTGCGCCCAAGTTGATGCCATACGACTGCGCGAGTTGTTGGAAATACACCAACTTCGTTTGCGGGTCGCTGTTACGCAACTTGTGGTCGGCGTCCATCAGGGCGGCTACAGCCTTATCAGGCGATAAACCAAGCCCCTGTATGGTCTGCATATAGGGCGAGATGGCTTCCTGCATCGCATCGGCAAACTGCGCCTTGGAGAGCAGCGGTTCCACGCCCGCTCGCATCTGCTCCTCGCGCTGCCATGCGTATTCCTGCATCTTCGGGTCGGCTTTCTGCCAAACCTCGTGATAGTCCTTCTTCCACGATGCCGGTGGGCGACGCCAAACGGGCGGTTCTTCCTCTACCTGCGGTTCGTCAGCAGGTTCCTCGGCTTTCGGCGTAGCAAAACGCCCCTTACCGTCGCGTGAGACGGGTTCAATGGGTTCGCCACGCTCTGCCGCTTCTAAACTCTGCTCAAGAATCGCTCGGCGGTCAGTTACATCAGCCTGTGGGGCTTCATCTCGTTCCATTTGCTCGTCCACGTTAGCCTCTCCTGTGGGGATTGGTGAAATTCGCGTGTTGGCGCAGGTCGCGCAGTATGCGATCTGCTTGCTCGTTGGTCATTCGGGTGTTGACGATGTGCTTGATGCGCTCGAGACGGGTGTCTACCGGCTTTTCGCGTTGAATGTGCTTGCTCGGGTCGTCGTTGCCAACCTCAATGCAGTTGTTAGCCTTGAGGTGGCGTCGGTGTTCCGAGCGTGAGGTGACCATCTTGCCGTCAATCATGCTTTTGTACGGCACGATGTCGGGCATAACGTAGTGATAACGACCCTTGTCGTCCTTTTTACGCTCTACAAACTCGCCATCTATAAAAACGTAGGTGCGTTTCATTGATTAAACGTGGTTGGGGGTAGCGTTTTGTTCATCTGCGCGATGATCAAGCGCGTTTGGGCGTCCATGTCGGCCTTGTACTTGGCGGCTTCCTGCTGACTTTGCAGCTTCATGGCCTCCAACTGCGCCTCAAACTGCTGCTTCTGCTGTTCCATCGCCAGTTTCGTCTGGTTCTTGAGTTGCTCCATTTGCATCTGTTGTTGCAGTTTGGCTTGTTGTAGCGCGGCCTCCATCTGGATGCGGCTTTGCTCCATCTGACCCTTCTGCTGCAACTCGGCTTGCTTGCCTTGCTGCTCACCATCTGGGCCTTGCTGCATCGCGGCTTGCTGCAACTGCTGCAACGTGGCGTCAATCTGACCCTCAATCGGTCGTGCGGCCTTAAACGCCTGCATACCGAAACGCAGCAACTCCATCATCATCGGCACCATCTGCGGCGAGGCTTGGCCAACCGGCAGGGCTTGCGCGAGGAAGCCACCAAACGCTTGCAGGAACTGCATACGATCCTGCTTCATCTGGTTCTCGTCTAACAGCACAAGGCTGTCGGCGGCAACGTCCACGCGGAAGTTACGCAGCGGCTTGTCCTTGAGCAGCTGCAACGCCTGCGGGATCAACTGTTGATCCGCTGGCGTCATCTGGCTTGCAGCGGCGTAGGCAAGGATGGTCTGCGGTTGGAAGTGTCGGCACATCACCTGCGCCTTCAACCGGATCAACTCCGACGCAAAGAGGGCAACGTCCTCTTGCATGGAGCGCAGCCTTAATCCCGCGTATTGGCCTTTGATTTGCTGCGCTGTCGCGGTTTCCGACGCGAACGAGGTGCCTCGGATGATGTCCGAGATGCCTGTGATTTCGTAGATTTGGGACTTGATGTCCTCTCTTGCTCGGTAGCAGTTGAGGAGGGCGTTGGCGAGCGTGTCCAACGGGAGAAGGTCAATGCTGCCTTTAAGGCCGCCCTTCTCGCTGAAAGCCATCCACTTATCAACTGGAATAAGCGCATTGTTATCGCCCTCCGTCATTAGGCGTTGCAGCGCCGGTTGGCTGGCGTCATACACGCCGCGTACACGCAGCGCCTTCACCAAGCCATCAATGCGGTCGGACAAAATATCCAACTCCATCGCTTGATCTTGGTACAGCAGGAAGTCAGGCACCGGCACCAAGGTGTCGCTAGTCGTCGTGGCGTATAGCGGCTTCGGGCAAGGAAAGAATCCCTCAAGGCCGAGCGGGTCGTCACGCACATCAATGATCTGCGGCATACCCTTGCAGAACCAGTACACCTTCTCGGTTTCCTTGTCCCACAGTTCACAAATCTTTGCGCGGTTGTAAGTGCGCTTGGCTTCGTTGTAAGCGTTAAGCGGCTCTGGGCCTTGGTCTAGCGGAATCTTCCGCGCCATCTCGTCGCCAAACCGCTCTGCCAGCGCCTCACGGGTCATGTACACCCAGCGCCATACGCAGGTGACTTCTTCCCATGTGCGAGCCTGTGAGTGGCCGAAATCACGCCAATGGATGTAATCCACCGGGGCGCACTCGTACTCAATCTGCTCTAGGTTAGGCGGCGCACCCTCGCCTTGCTCAATGTTGGAGGTGATGGATACGCCATCGTCCTCAATGCCAATTGGCGCAACGTGCGGCTCGTAGCGTACCCATGCGGTGCCACGGCCACCCAAGAACCGATCCTCCACGCCATAAGACATGGTTGAGCGGAAGTCGGGGTAATGCTCAATCTCAAAGTCAATCGCCCGCTCTAGCAGTTGTCCTGCCACGCGGCCAACCGGGTCGTTATCACCAAAGCGTCGGCTGATGTCAGCCTTCGGGAGCTTGGCGTAAACCGCAGGCTTCAGCGTCTGGACGTTTGACCAGAGGATGTTGAACCGTGCAGCCTCGTTGCCGCCCTGCCCACGACTATCGTCACGATAGCGTTTGACGATCTTCTTGGTTCGCGCCGTCCATTTAGCGAACTCGGCGTCATACTGCGCGATGGTGCGGAGGTACTTTTCCAGTTCCGGTTGCAGTATGCCTTCCATGATTAGGCCGTGAAGAATCCGACAGCCATAACGGTCGCGCCTGCGCCGGTCGTGATCTTCCACGGGCCGGTAGCCGCAGCGGCGTTAATCTCAAGGCTATAGACGCCCACCGGAGTGTTCGCAGCCATCGTCAGGACGGTCGTACTGCCGTCAATGACGCTTAAGGTGCTAGTGCCGGTCGTCGTGACCGTCACCACAATGCGATGGAGGTAGTCACCCACGGCACCTGTGCCACCGAGTACCTGTGCGGTCTGCGAGGCGGCAACTGTTTCGTAGGGGTAACGATTCGGGCTGACAATGCTCATATCCTTGCTCTCCTTG